TCCAATTCTAGAACCTTCTGTTTGATAATCTATTTTTTCTCCGGTAACAAAGAAATGATTTGGAATGAAAACGGTATCGTTAGTTGTATCAACTGCTGAATTTGATGATCCATCAACTACTTTTCTAAAAATTGATGATCCTCTATGTGTAAGATTAAAATCTCTTTTAGTTGAAATTTGAGTACCTTCAAATTTTAGGGAAATGAAAATCTCCGCAGTGAAAGCACTTTGCAAATCAATTTCTTTATTATCTTGTTTTGGTGATATTTGCAATGTTTTTTGGAAAACTCTGACTTGGGTGTCGATATTTTCGTTTGGTTTAAATGTTAAATAGCAATCCGATGTTGATTTTGCTGCGCCAATCTCTCCAAGAGAATTATTTGAATAAATTGAAGCATATTCTGATACTTGGGGGTTATAATCAGAATCAACTGTCAAAACTACCTCTGAGAATTGAATCTGATTATTTGTAGTATCATGTATTTGAATGTAATATAAAGCACCCTCGTGAGTAGTAACTCCATCTGTAGAAAATCCTGCAATATTTGTTTCTATCGGTAAACTTGTAGATGCTATTGATGTATAATGAGAGGATAGTTCTCCTTTGTATAGGACAATTGTTCCAATACCAGTAGTTGAAGTATTTCCGATTAGAGTTGTTAATCCCCTAATATCTGCGGATAGGTTTTCGTTTGGTTTGAATGTTACGAGAACATTATTTGCTGTAGTTGTTATTCCAACTTGCCCAACAATACCAGATCCGAATCCTGAAGAACTATCTCCAGAATCAATATCACCAAATATATCATAATATGCTTCGGACCCATTACTAGTTACATTTACCTCGGAAAATTGTATGTTTGTGTCACCAGAAGATGCACAAATTAAAATCTTTGCTGAAGAAAAAGAACTAGTTGGAATTGAAATAATTGTATTTTCTACAGGAGATGGTGAAGAACTTATTGACACTGCTGTACTTGCAAAACTTACCACATCTCCTAGAGAAGTAGATCCAATCCCACTAATTCCACCATTAGCAATAGAAACATTAATATTAGCAATATTATATGAATTATATTCATATTTTGTTGGGTAGAATAGAATTTCCCCTCTATTTCCAGATCTTCTAAAACTGAAAGATCCTAAATCTAAAACAGTTTCATTTCTACCATATGCAGTCAAGTATCCATTAGCACCATCATAAATTACATTTACTATAATTATTTCTTTTTCACCAAAATATCTTGCATCTTTAATTAAAAGATAAAACTGAGCAGCACTATACTTTGTTATATCAAAAGTTCCAACAACACAATAATTGAATATACTTGGAGTATCGTCAAAATCAACACTAATATCATCAATCTTTAAAACTCTATTTGAAACAAATTCTGTATAATCTAATAATCTTAAATAGTCAAAATAAATCTGATCGGATATTAGTGAATTATTGAATGTTTTAGTGGTTTCTTTAGCAAATGCATAATCTTCATAGCAATCGAAATCTTTTTCCTCTATCAAATCTATAAGAACATCCGCATCAGATGTCAAGACATTAATTGTACTTGTTGAAATTCCAGATTCAATCTGAAGATCAGAAAACTTTTTAAATCCTAGAGTATGTGTTAATTCATCTACTTTTTTATCCCATTTATGGATAGGAACTCTTGATTTAATTGAATATGAGAAGTTCTGATAATAATCCCCATCTTGAAGAACTTGTAAAAACTCATTGAGATTTCCAGAATTTCCACTATAATCTTTTAATTTTTCATTATAAGATCCTACTTTAAAATCTGCATATGAATCGTATGATTTAACTACAACTGATCTATTATCTGTTGCGCCACCTCTAATAATTTGACCCTCTTGAACTTTATTTGAATGATTATTAATTTTCAGCAACTTGAATGTAGGATCCCATTTTGTTATTACACCAATTTTTCTTTCGTTAACATACACTTCTTCACCAACATTATATTTTGATTCTCCATATGAAATTTTTGGATCAAAAACTGGCAAATAACTTTCTGGAATTATCCTAGCAAAAGAATTTGTTGAATTTTGAATTGAAGATTCTTTAGAAAACTCACCTGGATTTATATCTCCATCTAGTTTGTATGTTAATGTTCCAGTAGATCCACCAATTGCACTAGTTACCCCAGTTAAAGTGAAAAGTTCATAATTGTATTCAGAAGAATTATATCCATTTCCAGTAGAAACAATTCCAACTCCTTCAATAAAAATTTTACTTCCAATTGAGAATGGAAAATCTTTTGATGTGCTAAATCCTGAAGCTAAGTTAACAGTTACTGTTTTATTTGTTGCATTAAATGCTATATTTGTTATTCCTATTCCGTTAGTATTATTTACTGGAACTATTTTGGGGATTCCAAAAAGTGTTTTTGTATTTTTTAAAACCTTTACTTCTGAAATTTTATTACCAGATAGTAATGACTCTAAGTAAACTTCACTCTTAATTTCTTTTGAAATAGAATCAATAACTACAAAACTTGGAGGAGATACATAATTTTTCCCACCAGATATTATACCAATATTGTCTATTGTATAAAGTTGTTCTATGTATAGTTTTTGTGGAGGTTGTGCTGTAGGTCTTAAAGTCTTGTCCGAAGGATATTCAAATCCTATATTTTGAACTGTTGATTTAAGAATATTTCCTATTTTAGAACTATTTGTATTCAAAATAGATCTTGACCCATTTAAAGAAGTGACAGATGATACTCCTGGGTTAGATTTATAACCGTTTCCACCAAAAATAATTTCTACTTTGTTAATAGAACCTATAGAATTATTTTCTTTTGATATGTATTTAATTTTGGAGTTGTATTGATCATATCTTTGTGCTTCTGGGAAAGAATTTAAATTGAAGGATATTGTTGTGCTGCCAACTCCAGAGATTGAATATGTTCCATTATATTTACTTTCTACAATGTTAATACTATTATGATCAAAAATGTCTTTATCTATTATTATTTCTGATTTTTCTTTAGAAAGATAAGATTTACCTATTAATGGATTTAATTTATAATATAGTTTTCTTGGAACAGTATCTAATAATTTTATTGTAAGCTTAGCATCATTAGTTACTCCAACAATTCCTTTCTTAGAAACTTCAAATTCATTTGATTTTAATGAAGTTATAAATTTATTTGTAAATAATGAACTATCGTATAAATCAAAATCAAATGCCTGGACTTTAACAGATCCATTTAAATCTGATAAAGATGAATCTGAAAGATCAAAATCTAAAGTATACCCAGCGGTAACAGTTATTGGTGGATTGACTTCAGATAATTCATGATTTCCTCCTGTGCTTGCAATACTCACGTACTGTGGGTTGGAAATTGCAGTTTGATATAAAGATTCTGTTAATTTAAAAGAATCTTTATCTATTTTTACAACGTAATAAATGTTATTTGAAACAAGACCTGTTGCTGGATTTGATGAGGTGTATATTAATTTGTTTCCAGTTTCATACCCATGATCAAATATTGTGATTATATTAGAAGTCGTATTAATTCCAGATCCATTAAATGATTTTGGATTTAAAACCATTCTTCTATTTTCAGAATTGTATTTTACAACAATTGTTGTGCTTATTCCGGGAAGAATTTCAATTTTTATCTGATTATTTTCTTCTAGATTATGATCTTGTTTGCAAACTAAAGTAGCAACATTTTTTTCTGCATTTGCTCTTATTTCTTCTTCTTGGGTTTTAAAACTATGAAAGTTTCCTGTACCATATGAAATAAAGTAGAGTAAATTAGATTGAGTTCCAATTCCAGAAAAACCTCCAGTTGATCCTATTCCAATTGGTAATGTTGATATTCCAATTAGATCTTCATTTATTTTTGCAGCATATAATGTTGAATTATTCGATAAAGTTGTACTTCCTATGCCAGTATTTGAAATTGATAGTGAAGTATTTCCTTCATTAGAATAAATTAATTTTTGTCCTGTAATTAATTTATGGTTTGGTATATAAATTGATCCTAAATCAATAAATTTAGATATCGTATTTGAACCTGTAGAATAGAATATTGTTGTTCCTGACCCAACTGTCCCTATTGCAACTGATGAAGAAGGTTCAAAGAATATTTTTCTTTGAACTTTTGTTACCGCAGTAGTAGAAAATCCACTGTTATATCTAAATGTTTTTGGATCTTCTTCTGCAACAGAAAAAATAGAATGAGAATAACCTACAGTACCTTCATATTCTCTTTTAACCTTTACTCGATTAAAAACTGGATCCACCGAAAGAACTAAGAATCTCTCAGTTCCTACTCCAGCCTTTGTAATTTTTAAAATATCATCTTGCTTAATAAGATCTTCATTTACTGAATTTATGAAATTTAAATATGTAGTAATTCCAGTGGATCCAGTAGTTCCTATTCCAGAGGATAATGTGAATTTCTTATCTGCAACTTCAATTTCATAAAATCCACCAAGTTTAGAAAAACTCTCACTTGAAACTGCGGAAATATTAATTATATCTAGATTTTTTAATCCATGTGGAGTAGTTGAAATTCCTTCAACTAAACCTGTCTGGGTTAAAACTCTTAATGTTATATCATCTACTGTTTTTGAATTTGATTCAATAGATACTATTCTTTCTTCAAATATTTCATTTACTCTAGCAGTAGCACCATTACCTCCAGTATTTTCATTATTAAAAACAACAGAGTCACCTACTTTATATCCATATCCAAAACTAACTATTCCAACAGAATCTATGGATCCAATGGATGAGCTATTTACTTTTGTGATTTGATCTATAAACTTATAAGGTTCTATAAATCCTTCGTATGCACTTTCTGTTGCATTTAGTTTATATGAATAAGTATTTCTTAGATAATCTTCATTATTGAAATCAATATCATCTTGATTTGATGATTTTAGATAATTAAATTTAATTGGATTTGATTTATAAGTATCTCCAATTACATATGGAAATACTGGTCTTCTAAAATTACCATATTTTGAATCATATCCATTTACTTGAGTGTTAATAGTGCAGAAATATGCATAAACTCCTTCTGGATAATCTGGAGTTTTGCAAAATCTACCATTATGTTCATCCAAATCTCCACTGTTCGTGAAAACAAAATCTTCAACAAAAAATCCAGGATCAAATGCAGATGGTCTGTCTGGTGATAGTTTTAATTCATATCCTGATGATAATGCTTTTATAGTTCCTCCAGAAGAATTTGAATATCCATATGGCCCATATATTGGATGTCCATCATAAGACCATCCTATAATTGGTGAATGATTGGTAGATAAAATTTCATAATTATTAAATAACAAATCATTTTTAGTATAATTTAAAGTACCATCATTATTTTTTGAGAGTAAATTTTTTCTAAGGTTTCTTGGGGCAAATAGATTTACATATTGAAGTCCATCATATATTCCGGGAATTAAAAGTCCATCATCACTAGTTTCAGCAAAAACATTTTTGTATTTTTCTACAGTGTTGACTGTCCACTTTTTAATATTTGCATTCAATAAAACTCCCTTTCCACTTGACTCAACAATTATATTACTAGTTTCTGTACTAAAACCAATTCCACCATTAATGACTTTTACTGAAACTAATTTTCCACTTTCAATTACTGGAGTTAATTTTGCATAAGACCCACTTCCTTCAAAATTAAATGTTGGTAACGTATTATAATCTTGTCCAGAATTTAAAACAATTACACTGTTAATTTTATCACCAACTATAATTGGTTTTATAACGGCATCCTTTCCACTATTCAATGTGAATATTGGTTGTTTATCAAAATTTATTACATCAGTAGATCCATATCCAGATCCACCATTTGTTACTTGAATAGATGTAATTTCTCCTCTAAATTTTGGAACTATTGATGCATTAAATGATTCAGAATCTGTTCCTCCAATTCCTATTTTTCCTTTTATGGAAACATTTATTTCTGGATAATTAAAAATATGAGTTCCAGATCCCGATGATTTTAATCTTACATATTGATTTGTCAAATAATTTTGATCGGGGAATGACCCTATTCCGGATAAAGCCAATCTAAAATTATCTTTATCTAATGCCATCACATAATAATTTCTAGAAGTGTCTAATCCAGAAATTGATGAACCTGTACATTGATATGTAATCAGTTCTCCAGATTTATAATCATGATTTTTGATATTAATAGTATCATTTGCAGTATTAATTCCAGAAGAATTTATAATTCTTTTTTTATTTTCGTATCCCTCTCCACTATTAATAATTTTGATGGAAGAAACTACATTTTTTCTCCTAGTTGACCTAAATCTTTGAGTTCCCTGCCCAAGAGTAGTAATATTAATTTCATTTAAACTACCTATTGCATCTTTTTCATTATTATGCAATTTTATTGATTTTTTATCTACTATAGAAATATAATATATTGATCCATCTTGTAAGTATGATTTTGTGGATATATCTCCAGTTGTCGATCCTATTCCTATCTTAGTACCACCGAATGTACTGTAAATTACAGATTCACCAATATTAAATTTGTGTTCGGTATTAAATCCAATAATATTTGTTGAGGTACTAATAAATCCACCAGAAGAAGTTGATACACCTAAAGCATTGAAGTAAACATCATGATAAATTTTTGATAATTTTACCTCTGCCTTTGCACCTGTACCGTTTCCTCCTGATATAGAAATATTTGGAATTTCTACATAATCAAAACCACCATCAATTATTTCAATAGATTTTAGAGAACCCTTTACTGCGCAAGTACCAGTGGCACCAATACCAGTAGAATCTTCTATTCTTAATATCGGAGGATTAATAATATCATAATCTTCTCCACCGGAAAGAACATCTATCGATTCAATGGGACCACAATAAACTACTTCTTTTGCTTTATAGTTTAAAAGTTCAACTCCATTTATTAAAACACCTATTTTAGAATCAGGAACTGTTTTTATGGGTTCTCCCTTAACATCCTCTGGTTTTGATATTTTTCTTACTAATTTTTGTGTAGTTAATTCTTTACCACTATTATTGAGAGGTACTAGTGATACTGATGCATTTTGTTCTAGATAATTTGAAAATTCTTCAAAAATTCCATTAGAAATATTTGAATTACTTACAGATAATCTTATTGTATTATTATCTATTTTTTTGACAAAATAATTTTTTATTTTATCTGAAAAAATATCAGATGATGCTGTTATCTTTACAATATCACCACTATAAAAATTATGATTTGGTATAGATAAATCAGTTGTAGTTGTGAATCCGGAAATAGTAATCGTTTTTGATCTATTTTGAGATTCTATGTTGTATGATGGAAGAGAGGGTGATGTAACAATAGCATCCCCTTCATAGTCATATATGTTTTGAATATCTGAAGTATAAGGTATATTTGTATTAGATAATTTTATTTTTCTTCTAATAAAATATTTGCTTTCAAGTGAACTTTCACTTTGATCTAAGTTTGCAGATGCTTGGAACTTATAGTTTGATAGTAATTTTTCTACTCTTCCTGAGATTGAACTATTGTCTATATTGTTTACAAACTCAAGGTCATCACCTATAGACAACATATGATCATCAAAAGTTGTAATTACAAAATATTGTCCATTATATGCTATAGATTTTGCATTAAACTTTGTTGGGGTATTAAATTTCCAACTATTAAAGTGTAAATCTGAATTTTCTTTAATTACACCTAAATTTTTTACCAATATATTGTCATCTTTTTCGTAGTAATTCCCCAATTTTGGAGTAATATTTAATTTTTCAATTACTCCAGTAACTCTAAGATCTATACGATTTCCATTTTCATCAAAACCATATGTTTCATGTGAACTTGATACTACGTCATCTCCAATAGAAATGGAAGAGAGTTCACTGCAATTTAAAAATTGATTGATTGTTTTATCTGTATAAGAAATTTCAGAATCATTTAATATAAATGTTCCAGATTTAGAAAATCCAACGGTAGAATCAACAATTAAAGTAGAAGTGTTAGCTATTCCAACTACTTTAGTTTTTGGATGAATTTCAAAATTTCCGTAAATACTTCCAAAAACTCTAGTATCTCTATCATATCCAAAATCAATATCAAATTGATAATAATTTCCAACAGAATTAAATACTGGCTCTACGTCAGAAATAGATCCGAAAGAACTTGTTATTCCGGATTCTTTGGTTATTTTTTGATAAAGAGTTTTTCCACTAAGATAAAAGGGATTTCCATTTACGGGACTCACTACAATTTGTCTAACAAGTCTATAATCATTATTTGATGGTTTTATTAGATATTCTTGTGGTTTAATTGTTTCTGCATTTTCTCCAAAAATAGATTTAAAAAGTATATTGTTTGACTTCGAAGTTCCTTTTGTTGAATAAAAATCTTTGGATTGTAATAGGAAGTTTGCTTGATTTAATCCCGAATTTAATTCAATATCTTCAAATCCAGGAAGATACTGTTTTTTTAATTTTGTAAAAAATGTTTTTAGGAAAAGAGTACTTAAATTTTCTACTTTAGAACCAAGTTCGTGAGATTGGTTAGTTGTCGTCTCATAGCTAACCTGTTTTCCATAGAAATTATAGGTAGTAATTCCACTAAATCCACGAATACAACCTTCAAAAGATGTACTACCTAAAGAAGTATATGTGATAATCTCATCGTTAATCTTAAGAAGACCGTATCTGCTTGGCCATCCAGAAGTACTCTTAACATAAATTCTATCATCACTATAATCTACAAACTGTGTTGTAGTTGTAAATCCAGAAAGAATTACATCTGAGGTATATGTACCAACTTTTAAAAGTTGATCTATATTTTTTACAATAGTTACTGGTGAGGAAAAATGATCCTGCGATTCATAATATTGTTTTAGCAATGGACCAAATAGGGGATATTCCTCCTGCATAAACAGAGGAACTTGTCCTTGAACAATATTTTTTGTAGAGACTCTTGTTTCTATCATATTATCTACTTATTGGTCCGTTGGAAAAACTTGAAGTTCTTGTATAAGAATAACCAGATGAATCAGATCCAGAAGAAATTGTGTCAGGTATCATTTGAATGTCAAGTGAATTAATATCAATCTGCAAGAATAAGTCTTGAAGTCCTATTACGTCATTTGATTCGGGAATTGCTTCAATTTGTATTATATTTTCTGGATTTTTAATCTGAGTATCTATTATATTTAATGTATTTAAAATTATCTCTCCTTTCGAATAATTCACTGTTCCAACATTATTTTTTACAATTTCATAATCATTGTCGGATGTTTTTCTGAATAGAAACATTGTTCCATTTATTCCATCTTGACTTGGATAATCTGATAGATAAACATCACCAGAAATATTTTTTACTTTAAATGCCGTTGATTTGATATTGAAAGGAGTACTTTTTCCTGTTTTATCATATTTTAAATGGAATGGATTTCCAAAACAAATCTCATAATCTGCAAACTTTCCTAGAACAGATCTAAGATCTCTTCTCATTTTAATTTTTGTTATATTAGATGTTATTGCCGGATCAACATCATCAATTATCTTCAACAATTTACTATACTTTAATCTACTTCCAAATTGATTTAAATCGGATGATCTTGCAAAGTTTGATACTGTAGATATAACTTTAGTCCTTAAGTCCTCTGGAGAAATTGCAAGATTTGAATTATAGTAAACTGAAGAACTTATTTCAGCAAAAATATACTTCAAATCTAAAATTTCCGGAAGAATTCCAGCAACAGTATATTTCTTTAAATCTGTTATTATTTTTCTTTTAGTAATATCTGAAATATAATTGTAGTTTCTCGGTTTAATTGATATAAAAACTTTTCCATATTGCGGTGGAGTTAATTCTTCTCCACCAAATACAGTCACGGCTTCTGTTTCTGGAAATATTTTTGGTACAATTGCTTCATAATCGGACGAAGTAACTGCTCTATTTTGTGCGGAATATGCCTTTGGAGCATAGTTTCTGATTGAAGAGATACTTTCTATATCATCTCCACCAGAAGAAGATCTATTTGTGGTTAAACTTGATATTCCATATGAAATTGTATTTGCATTATTATCAACTATTTTTCCTGAGAATATAAAAAATGAAATACCATTTCCATATTTTCCTTTGGATGTTATATATGATGCAGTAACAATATTTCCATTATCTAATTTTTTTCCAAAATTTCCGTCACCAAATAATAATTCATATCTTTGATCTTCTATTTCCTGCAATAAGAATATTCTGCTTTGCCCATTTGCTGTTGATATATTATCAATCAGTTTATAGTTATTTTTTACAGTATCTCCAGAACTATTTTGAACATATACTCTAAGTGTTGAAGTATCAATTCCGGAATTATTTAAAATAAATCTTTGGTTATAAAGTGATGTATTAACATTAAATGTTTGTGTGATTAATGTTCCTTCAAAAATTTCTACATTATCAAAACTTGCTATGTTATTAACTACAGGAACTGTTACATCGTCAGGAACACAAAAAGAATAACTTTCAGTTCCAAAAGAATTTGAAACTGCACATAATCCTTTTTTCAGGGTTAAAGTTAATGGTGGGACTTGATAACTGCTGGTATCTACAATAAATGAAACAGTTGCTTTTGCAGAAGAAACTGACTTTGGAAGATAACCAATATTTCTAGCTAATGATACAACATTCTCTCTCAATGTTGCACTATCAATGAATACCTCATTTGCAATCATATTTGAATTAAATGCATTCAAATATGTGTTGTATGCCAAAATATCAATTAATGTAGATAGATTGGATCCTTCATAATCAAAGTCAGTAAAATTTGAATCTGCTCTCAGATAATCTTTAATTGTAGATTTAATCTGATCAAAATCTAAATTTGAAAAGTTTATCTGTGGCATTTATCGCACCGTTTGAAGTATAAAGTTAACTTGTTGTGGTGGTAGTGGAAGTCCAACAATTTCATAATCGATTAAAACATGATATCCATTCTGGTCAAAATCTGGAGTTACAACTACTGATCTTAAAAATACTCTTGGCTCAAAATTTTTAATAACATTTCTTATTTCTGTTTCAATCTCAGTTGTAACACGAGCATCTAGAACTTCAAATAAAGATCTATTTACTTTTGTGCCTAAAAGTGAATTAAAAGGTCTTTCTCCATTTAATGTAAGAATCAAATTTCTTAATGATCTATTGATTGCACTTACATCATTAATTGAAAGTAAGTCATAAGTTATAGGATGAGCCTTAAATGATAGGCTGATATCCTTAAAATTACGACTAACGTTCTCTAAAGGCACTGTTTTGATACTAATACTGACTTATTTATACTAAAAAAGGGACTGTTAAAGTCCCTTTTCATCAAGTTTTATTCGTGCCAACGTTCAACATAATCATCAAATCCATTTTTTCCACCACATGGTCTTGAATAACGATCACTTGGTGGATCATTTTTGTGTTTATCTGGGGTATAGTCAGTAATTAATTTAACTGTACCCCAATTTTCCTTCATAAATTGACTATTTCTATCTGGATTTGGACTCATTGCCATCTGTTTTCTCCTTTAAAGGTTAAAACAGAACTTTTTACGGGGTTGCT